ATGTGTACATGCGTGGCATAAATCACCGTACGGTATCAGTAAGCGCGTCAATGAGATCACAGCATATACGACACCATTTGGTATCAACAATCAAGTCGGTTTGCGGTTTACGACGGTCTATGGTGACGGTGCTCGAGATACCATGTTTATGGGTAAGTTGATGAGAGGTGAAATCAAGTACGCCACAAATCATGTACGTGATTTTATTCATGTCAAAGATGTTGTAAACGCCATCATGATCTTTATAAATACAGGTACCAAAGGTAAACTGCCGGCGTATAATGTCGGTACAGGGACTGGCCATATTGTATCTAAGCTTGCACAAATTAAATATCCTTCAATTGAGATTCGAGAAGGCGACGATTGTGAAGCACAAGATAATACAGCAGACAATACTGATCTAAGAGCTCTCGGTTGGGAACCGACAATAAATGCTCGTGGCTATGTACAAAATAACGGAAATGTGATATAATTATCCAGAAGGAGATACGTATGTCTATAATGGATAAACTGAAGAAAAACAGTAAGGTCAAGCACACCTCTGTTTTATCTGAATCAAAATTCTTCAATGAGAAGGATATGGTTCCAACAAACGTGCCAATGATGAATGTTGCTCTATCAGGTTCAACCGAAGGTGGTCTTACACCCGGTTTGACTGTACTTGCAGGTCCATCAAAACACTTTAAGACTTCTTTCGGTCTGATTATGGCTTCTTCATATTTGAAAAAATATAAAGATGCTGTCCTCTTGTTCTATGATTCAGAGTTTGGTTCACCGCAATCCTACTTCGAACAATTCGATATCGATACTGATCGTGTACTTCATACGCCAATTACTAATGTCGAAGAGCTTAAGTTTGATTTGATCGGTCAACTTGAAGGCCTTGATCGTAAAGACAAAGTGGTTGTCATGATCGATTCAGTTGGTAACCTCGCTTCGAAAAAAGAACTCGAAGACGCTATCAACGAAAAGTCTGTAGCAGATATGTCTCGTGCGAAAGCGCTCAAAGGTTTGTTCCGTATGACAACACCTTATCTCGCTATGAAAGATATTCCATTGATTGCCGTCAATCATACTTACATGGAAATCGGTCTGTTCCCGAAAGCTGTTGTTTCCGGTGGTACAGGCATTTACTACTCGGCTGATAATATCTGGATCCTTGGTCGTCGACAGAACAAGCAAGGCACAGAGGTTACTGGCTATGATTTTGTAATTAACGTGGAGAAAAGCCGTTATGTTAAAGAAAAATCCAAAATTCCTATTAGCGTGTCTTGGGACGGTGGCGTCGAGCAGTATTCTGGTCTACTCGACGTGGCTCTCGCAGGATCTTTTGTTGCAAAGCCTAGCAATGGTTGGTATAGTCGTGTCGATAACACAACTGGAGAGTTCATCGGAACAAAAGTCCGGGAAAAAGAAACCCTAAGTGAAGAGTTCTGGAAGCCAATCTTTGAAGAGACTAACTTCGCAGAATATATAAAAGAAAGCTTCTCAATCGGTGGTAATCGTTCAAACGAATTGGATATCGAAAATGAAGCATGAGGAAAACGTAACATACGAATTTAGTCCAGCAAATGATCCAGATGATCAAGCTTGGAATATTCGTATTCTTGATGGTATGTTCAACGAAACGATCTTGCAGTACGGCGCAATCGAAATGCGCGGCGACACTGAAGAAGACGCAATGCTGTCATTCAACTTTCATGTTGTTGAAAGTCCCGATCCTGAATTGACATCAGATAACGTCGAACTGCAGGAAACTGCTGGTGACATACTACAAGAAATCATACGAGCTGCTATCGAAAGAGACGATGGCACTCTTGGACTTAGGGAAGTAAATGAAAGCAAATCTTGAACAGACAATCCTTCGAAATATTCTGACTGATGAAGACTATATGCGGAAGGTTCTGCCTTTCATCAAGCCAGATTATTTTGAAGGTATCTATCGTATATTATTTAATGAAGCCGGAAAGTTTGTTGGTAAATATAACAAGCTTCCGACTGCCGAATCGTTTAAGATTGAACTCGATCAATCTGATCGGCTCAGCGGTGAAAACTATACAGTTGCTGTTGATATCATTCCACAATTGTTTTCGAAAGAAGATATTGATGATCAATGGTTACTTGATACAACCGAAAAGTGGTGTCAAGATCGTGCGATCTATAACGCTGTTATGGAATCAATATCCATTATCGACGGTAAACATGAAACTCTAACAAAAGGCGCATTGCCAGATCTTTTATCAAAAGCTCTCGGTGTTGCCTTTGATACAAATGTAGGACACGATTATGTCGACAACGCAGAACAAAGATGGGACTTCTATAATCACGAAGAATCTCGAATCGCTTTTGACCTCGAGTACTTTAACAAAATTACAAAAGGTGGAATACCGAACAAAACTCTTAATATTGCTCTCGCTGGCACAGGTGTTGGTAAGTCTTTATTTATGTGTCATGTTGCATCGTCTGCTCTAGTAGACGGTAAAAATATATTATACATCACTATGGAAATGGCTGAAGAAAAAATAGCGGAGAGAATAGATGCAAATCTTCTCAACATTCCGATCGATCAGCTCGAAAATACTCCAAAGACAATCTTTACTGACAAGGTTCAAAACCTTTCTACAAAGACCAATGGTAAGCTCATTATTAAAGAGTATCCTACTGGTTCTGCTCATGCTGGTCATTTTCGAGCACTCCTTAACGAACTGAAACTCAAACGTCAATTCGAACCAGATATTATCTTCATTGACTATCTCAATATCTGTGCCTCTTCTCGTATGAAAGGTATGGGTGGTTCGATCAACTCTTATAACTATATCAAAGCAATTGCGGAGGAATTACGTGGTCTTGCTGTCGAATTTGATGTGCCTGTTTTCTCTGCGACTCAAACTACTCGCAGTGGATATTCAAATTCAGATGTCGGCCTTGAAGATACATCTGAATCGTTCGGTCTTCCTGCCACTGCTGATCTTATGTTTGCACTTATCTCGACCGAAGAGTTGGAGCAAATGGGTCAGCTCATGGTTAAACAACTGAAGAACCGTTACAATGATCCTACTCATCATAAGCGTTTTGTGATCGGTATAGATAGAAGTAAGATGAGACTCTTTGATGCCGAAGAGAATCAACAAACATTAACAGACGATACGCCTGTATTTGATAAGACTGCCACAGGACAAGGTATCGCCAATTTTGCGGACTTTAAATTCTAATGGATAGATTATTAAGAAGACTTGGATTGAAAGACGACTACGGTTATTGTGATACGAGTATTGTAGGATTTATTTGCCTTTGGTCTCTTTACGCCTACGGTGCTTACATTGTTATTGTGGAGTTGTTTACATGAACGTAAAATTAATTAGTTATTCACAAAAAGTCCCTGAAATGCAGGGCTGGCCGAAGGTGCCTACTGTCAATGAAGATATCCAAGAACTTATTGCGTATTGCGCCCGTGTATCGAACCCCTCGAACCAAAATAACCAAGAAACGTCCGAACGTCTATTATCCTATCTCGCAAAGCACAAGCACTGGTCGCCTTTCGAGATGGTGTCTGCTTGCTTAGAGATCGAGACCACACGAGACATCGCCCGTCAGATCTTACGACATCGTTCGTTTTCGTTTCAAGAGTTCAGTCAGCGGTATGCTAATCCACTTGAAGATCTAAAATTAACGCCTACGTCAGAAATTAGAGCACAAGATCCGAAGAATCGTCAGAACTCGGTTGCACGCGAAGATGTTGATATTCAAATGGATTGGATTAAAGCTCAATGTGAAGTAATTAATGCCGCAAAGAAAGCATATCAATTTGCTATCGATAATGGTATTGCGAAAGAACTTGCACGTAAAGTATTACCTGAAGGTCTTACCGAATCTCGAATGTATATGAATGGTACGATTCGCTCTTGGATTCATTTTATTGAGTTGCGATCTGGCAATGGTACCCAGAAAGAATGTCAAGAGATTGCATTAGCATGTGCCAAGGCAATTGCAGAAATCTTTCCATTAGCGGATAAGTTCATTGCCAAGTCATAAAAAAAAATACAAAAAAAATTAAAAAAAGTGAAAAAAACTATGTACAATCCTCTAAAAGTATGATATAATAATAAAGAGAGATCTACTTGAGGAGTTATATTATGATTTCAAATTCTAAGTTTCGTTCAATCGTTAAGTCAATGCCTGTTGAAAAGCAGTGGGAAACTATCGATCGTGAACTTCGCATTCTTCCAGAGTTTCTTATGGAAGAAGCTGCTCGTGTTCCTGTATTACCTAACACAGACAAAGTGATCAAGAAGCTTGAGTCTCGTTTAAAGTGTGCTCGCTTAATGAAGTCGTCACTTATGGCAAATGGACGCGTAGTATAATGCGTAAGTTCTTCACAGTTGCTCTGTGCGCCGCCGGTCTTTCGTTCCTTTCTGCCGGTGTAGCGCACGGAGCATCAGCACAGGCTCATCCTTTTCATTCTCCGAATGAAGAACAAAAGTGCATCGCCGATAACATTTATTGGGAAGCACGTAATCAATCAGCGAAAGGTATGATCGGTGTCGCTCTTGTCACTCGTAATCGTGTTCATGATAGTCGTTTTCCTCATTCATACTGTGAGGTTGTACAACAGGGACCTACAAGACCGTCGTGGAAAGATATCGACGTTAATGTCCCTATTCGGCATCGTTGTCAATTCAGTTGGTATTGTGATGGGAAGTCTGACGATATTCCTTATTACGATTTGGATGTCTATGAGTTTGCTCGAACCGTTGCTTTCAAGATTTATCATGGACATCTTGAAGACTTTACTGATGGTGCAACTCACTATCATGCAAACTATGTAACACCGTCATGGTCAGAAACAAAAACATGGACGATTGTGATCGACGATCATATATTTTATAGATGGGAAAAGTAATGAAATTAGATTGGTTAAAGAGCGATCTATCAGAAGACTTTGATGTCGGCCGAACGGAATATAAATTCAATGAAGGTCAACTACTTCGTGAGTTTGAAGAATATGTAAAGGGCACTTATGATACCCATTACTCCAAAGAAAAGTTTCAGGCGACAGAGTTCATCATTGATGGCGGCCATGGCACTGGGTTCTGTATCGGCAACGTTTTGAAGTATGCACAACGATATGGCAAGAAGGGCACCCACAAGGATGCCCGGAAAGACCTGCTGAAAGTAATGCACTATGCTTTGATACAGCTCTATATTCATGATTTACATACTGACGACGATAAGCCAGACAGCAGCGCCTAACATACCGCCGACAACGAACACTCCAATTAAAGCTTGTTGAAGCATCTCGTTAAACTCTCTCTGCTTGCGGATTTTTTCTTTCTTTTCGGCCAACACGCGCTCACGCTCCTCTCTTATTCTCTTAGCGCGTAGGTCGACGATTGATTGCCAAGTTCCAGGTCCAAAGCGAAGATCGATGATAGTTCTCATCTCTTGCATCTTCTCTTGTGCCAACTTGGCATCAATCACTTCTTGAGCCACTGATTGCACACCGAATTGATCTGACGCTCCAAATCCAGATTTACGTGCACGTGCTTTTTGAACCTGTTCCTCTCCAATAAACAGGTTTTCAACTTGATCTGTAATTTCTCTAATGTCGTTGACAGTATTAATATTGCTTTTAATAAAGTCAACTGATTGTTTCACTAGCGCAATACCAGTGAGAATCTCAGCGACTACCATATTGATTTCCTCTAAGAGTGAAATATAAGTCGCGCTAGATAATATATGTCAATTCATATCTTATTTATATGTACATGATCTGCTAGATGTGTTATAATAACCGTAATGACTATTATAAATAGTTTAGAAGATGCTGAAGGTATGCTGGACCCGGGGGCGGTACCCGGCGCCTCCACCATAAACACACGGTGAAGATATGCGCATTAAACTAAAGACGGGTGATGAGTACGATGCACTCACAAAAGCCAAGAAATATGTTAAGTGGCGCGCAGGTCAACGTAAAAAGATTAAGCGAAGCTATAATAAAAGACTTCGTCGTGTTTTTATGATGGGGGCGAAATAGGATCGACAGGTATTGAGTCTTCGAAAAAGTAAATGCAAACGATAACTTTGCTCCTGAGATGCGCCTAGCGGCATAATCTCTGGGCCCGCCGAGAGCCTCGAAACAGAATCTCGGC